CATGAGAAAAATAACCTACTTTACTAACACCTGCTACTGTAGCGAAAGAAGTTGCTATATACCCAACATTACTTCTATTCTGCCCCGCATTATTACTCCACCCTGCAGTACCTAAACCTGCAGATGAATTAGATATCATATTGTTCCAGTCACTTCCAACAGTAAAAACAGAAGAAGTAGGAGAAGGGTAAGACCCCCAAGATTCGGCATTAAGCCATGAAGTCCCAGTGCCATCAGCCCCAGATAAAGCAGTTACTCTCCCGTTATCTTTTAACCAAGAATGCCATATCCCCACACCATTTACATTTCCTGCACTGTTTGCAGAATTTTCAGGCATAAATATAATCAACTCAGGAACTACACCTAGATTATGTTCAATATTGCGGTTGGCTGTACCATCCCCCCTATAAAATGTGTTATCTAGAAAGCCTGGGTAAGCGCGAAACATCCAATTCCAAAACTGGGAACCGTAAGTAGCATACCCATCACCAAGACCTGTAGGACTTTGAAAAGTACTACTAGAACTACTACCTGCAGCAGGTCGAGATTCAGTTACTTGATTAATAGCATACCCCGCGCCATCACCTAAATTTCTATAGGTAAGCCCATTTTGACCTGAAGTCCCAGATGTTGCAGTAGAATCTAATCTAGTTATACCAAAATCTACAGGCCACCCTGTAAAAAATGTGGTTTTATAATTACTCCATGAATCTAAACTTTGCCCATTGCTAAAGCCAGGATTAGTAGAGTTTTGTCCGTAATATACTTGAGTGCCCGCTGTAGGGGCTGCCATAGGCCCATTTCGTATAGCTACATAAACACGTTTGACCCAACTATTATAAAATTTCTTCCCTCCATTATAAAAATTAAAATTAGGAGTATAATTATTATTGTAGCCAGCTATTCCATTAGTAATATCACGGCCATGCCCACCTTCCCATGCATAGAATTGATACATTTTATCCGTTAGACCCCAATACTCATTTGTGGTATCGTTTCTTTTTTGTAAGACCCATTGGGGATACCAGCCTAAATCATAATAAGGGTGCGTTCCTGTAGGCCAAGTTCCTGATTGGACATCTAATCCAAAACACTGTACCAATCCTGAAGAGCTTGTATCATGGTTCCATGCAGCTATTGTGTAGTCACCCGTAGCGTAATTTGTACTTAAAGTTACCGAATTACCACTTACTGTAAACATAGCACTTGTGGCTGGATAGTCTACCGAAGATATTTTTGCTAGTTTACCTGCGTCAAAGCTTCTATGCCATGCCCAACGTGGATCTCCTGAAGCTAATCCCGCGACTACAACAAAACCTGGATTTTCTAAATTTAGATTAACTGTTGTTGAAGAAGAACTATCGTGGCTTACTTTTTGTACATCAAAGAACTTAGGATGCTTTCTAAAAGTGTGAACATTATACACATTTTGAGTTTGATTATAGGCTCTAGCATTACCATAATTAAAACGAACCACCGTACCATCATCATCTTCTGGATAATTATAATTTGAAGCATCCCCCGCGGGTCGTCCTATAAGAGGCCCTGCAGTACTAAAATCCATAGAGTTTGCTAAGGTTTTTTCGACTTTATTACTTTCGCTAACATAAAGAGCTTTGTCTGCTCCGCGTTCTGTATCAAACCAACATTCAGGAGCCGCATTTAAACTACCAATACTAGTAGTATGGAAAGCTGTCCCCCTAGACCATATCATTCCTCCATGATCGGATATATTTACATTATTTAAAGGCATCGTTCTATCAGAACCCGCAGATGATGAATTGTGATCCCCACCATACACATCTATATGAAAAACATCTTCTATGTTAGGCTGTAGTTCAGATCCGCCCGCTGCGGCCATTAACATTTTTTGGGATAGATTACTCATACTAGCTCAATTTTTTACCTGCCGTGAATCCATAGTATATTGTACCACCATCAACAGTAAAAAATGTAAATACATCTACAGAGTTAGCTGTACCTGTTAATGTTGGAGCTACTCCTAAAGGCCAATCAACAGATCCAGGCCATGAAATAGTTCTATTACCTGAACCATCTTGTTTAACTCTTATTGTAAACCCAAAAGCCGTACCATCTGCAGGGGGGTTAGAGAATGTATAAGTTACGTTACCTGTTAATATATACTCAAACACGTTACCAGTCGCTAGATTAACTGTTTCTGAACCTGTGGAAGTAGCATCTTCAACTAGAGTCTCTTGGTAAGTTAAGGGTTTAACACTACCTGCCATTGTTACATTAGTTGTACCTGTTGGAATCTCTATTACATCGGCATCAGCATCATTTTTTATTGTTACATCATTAGTACTACCCTGACCTGTAAGGATTAAACCTTCAGTAGCCGTATAACCTATAGCAGCTGCATCACTTGATGACGTGTCTCCAAGAGGTTTAACAGTCCCTAAAACAACTATGTCAGTTTGACCCGTAAGTATTTTTAATACATCGGCATCGGCATCATTTTTTATTGTTACATCATTATTAGCTCCTTGGCCTGTGATAATAATACCATCATCACTAGTATACCCTATAGCAGCCGCGTTACCTGCAGAAGTATCCGCTGTGGGAATAAGCTTTGTACCTTGAACAGTAGAAGTAGCAGTAACTGTATGAGGTATAAGGGTGGCTTGAGCAAGTACGTCCATAACTTTAGCAGTACCACCTGTTCCTTCCGTAGCTATCCACTTCATAGCTCCAGCGATTATAGCCACAGTAGCTCCAGAACCTTGTTTAATAGTTAGAGTATAGGAAGTATCATTTTTTATTGCCCATAACTTGCTTATCGAATTGGGAGCTAAAGTAATAGTACAAGCTTGCCCACCATTTGTTATAACTAAGTAAAAAGCTCTAAATTTATTAGTGTTTGACGGGGCATCAGGTACAGTAAGAGTAACTGCTGCACTATTAGCTAATGAATAAGTAGCGTATCCTAGAGCTGTCCCTATTAATTCTAGGTTTGTATTTGTAGCTGTACCCCATGTTCCAGACCGTTCGCCTGTCCCTATTTCTTCTAGCCTTAGATTATTTTCAAATGTACTCATATCATGTTCCTTTGTAGCCTGATATTATAATAAAACCCGTTAATTAGCCAGTATATATTTATGCCGCCTCTAATGTATTGGTCCAATTTGGGGTTTGACTGGGGGTTATAGCATTAAAATTAGGATTTTGTGATGGTAGTATATCAGACCACATATACACAGATCCTGCCGTAGCTGTACCTACTGCACCCGTAGGATACACATTTGCTGTACCTGTTACACTACTTAAAGCGTGGGTAGACCCTGTCATAGCAGACATAGCAGATAGTGTTACAGTTACGTGTATATGTACAGAAATAGACCCTATAGCAGAAGTCATAGTACTTGGAGCATTTAGTGTTTGGAAAGTATCTCCAATAGAAGATGTAAGTGCTGAAGGGGCAGATAGGGTTAAATTAGCATCGCCCGATACAGTAGTTCCATTACCTACAGTTGTAGTACCTTGAACCCCCATAAGAGTTTCAAATACATTTCCTATTGTGGAAGTAAGTCCTGCCATCGCAGAAAGCGTTACATTAGCATCGCCCGATACAGCAACAGTACCAGCATGGGTAGTAGCTTCTATACCTGTAGCATTAACTGTTTCATCAATAACGACAGTTATAGTGCCTATACTAGTAGTAGCGGAGGTATTATTAAGAGTTTCAAAAGTATTACCCAGAGAAGCAGTCATTAACAGACTAGGAGCTTCTACATTAGCAAAACCTGTCCCAGACACCTGACCTGCATGGCCAGTAGCCTCTATCCCCATAAGGGTAGTAAGAAAATTAGGGCTTATGGATGCAGTAACTTGTACACCCGTAACCGCTACATCTATATTTGCGCCTAAAGCAAGACCAGAAAATGGGGCAGATGCTAGAGGATTAGCTGCAAAACTCATTTAATATCCCTTTATTACCCCATTTGTTTTAGTTAAATACTTTTTCACCTCTAGGTGGGGTTTTTTCTGCTGCAATAGCATCATCAACTTTCTTTTCGTGATAAGCTACTTTATCAACTCCCATTGTGGCTTTGATCCAAGTGATTAGCTGTTTTTCAGAAACGTCTTCCATTTTAGTAAACGAACTTTTGTCAGAAGCAGGGTCAAGATTTTGAAAATCCCATCGAGTTTTTGTTACACCATCTACAGTATCGGTTACTGTGAAATGAACTCTGTCTATTTCATTAGCTCCATTCGTTCCTGTAGTCTTGTATTCTAGTTTATCAATCTTCCAAACTTTAGCCATCTTTGCTTACCTCTTCTTCCATAGTTCTAGTAATGGTTTCTCTTGCTGCTTCTACTTGATCCATTTGAAAACGTAAGTTGTGTTCTTTTTGTGTAAGATCAACCAAATGATTCCAACAAGCTTTAGCTCGATCAGATAAGTCAGCTATTTTGTATTGCTTATCTTTAAATTTTATCTCTGTAGGTTGTTTAATTTCTTCTGTCATTTAGTTCTCCTCGCTAGGTCGGTTTAGTAGGCCAATCTGAATCTTTTAAGTAAGGCCAATTTTTATGTGTTGATATATCACGTAAGGCTTGTCTATAAGATTGCCATTTAGTTTTGGTATCACTAGGTACATCTGGATTCTGTGTCCAATCTGTGTTTGCTAAGAGATGACCTCTTTTTGTTCTTTCCTGTTTACCTCTATCTTCAGCTAACCATTCTTCTGTAGGTCCAGTAGATTCTCTATAATCTGGATCACCTTTTTTAACTAGCCTTTCAACTACAGTGCCATCCAATTCGATTGATATTATCTTACGAGTATCTGTCATTATGACCTCTTCAATCTTGTTACGTGGGCTTTCATTCTAAAATTATTGCTCCAAATATTTTCAATTTTAAATTTACTAATTGTAGTATTAGCTGCAGCATTTGTACCTCCAATTTTAACTACAGTAGTACCTATCTGTCCCCAGTAGGAATTGTTAGTATCCAACCTAAAAGTACAATAATTATTGTCAGTTGTATATAATTGGGAAGAATCAGCTTGGAAAAATTCAAAAACACCATAATCAGGAGAATTACCCCCTTCTGTACTAATATCTGTTTGCCCATAAAATCCATGTGATCCAAAAGACATATCAGAATCGGTTTGGGCTGTTCCCCACGGCCAATTACCTGTCGATTGATTTAGAAATTGGACAGCAAACCCTTGGCAGTCTAAGTAATTATTACTTTCATTTCTTTGCCAACCATGAGTTTGATTGTAAAAAGATATTTCCCAACGTCTAGAACCTCCAGAATTATCTACCATGTGGTCGTGAAATTCAACTCTATAATAATATCCTCTGGCTACAGCAACTTCTAAAGTACTTGCGCCACTAAAATTTGTAAAGCTAACGTGTTCCCAAGCACCACCCGCTGCATCTTGCCATGTTGGAGATGAACTACCATTTGAGGTCAATACTTGACCAGATGCTCCATAAGCAGTGTCACTTCCACTAGTAGCCAAAGCACCATTAATTGTTATTCCAGCATTTGTAGTCTTAAATCTCCAATTATTATTATGATATAGAAAAGTAGAGGCATCGTTATCTGCCCAGAAAACCCAATCACCATTATTTAAAATACCTAGGCCAGCAGAGTAATCATTTTGTATATAAGTATTCCCTACATTACCAAGATATAAATACCCATCTTGTGCATTACTACTAGACCTTACATGCAAACCATTAGAACCTGTCCAAACAACACTAGAACCATTATAGTATATGTAAGTTTCTTGATTATACTGCCCCCACAAGACTGGATCGTTTGATCCATTATAAATTGAAATGGCTTGTGAATAGTCATTGTATATATACCCATAAGTATTCCCTAAATAAAGAATACCATCATTATTATTTGAGGCATTTACAACTCTAGCACCATCAGCTTCTGTTCTAAAAGTATAGCTTCCATTGTGATAGAGGTAGGTGTAGCTATCTACAGTACCACTGACAACATCATCATTCCCACTTGATCCAGAGCTTTTGAGTGTAATATATGAACCATCTACACTATATAAGCTTGCTCTGTTATTAGCACCCAAAAATATCTGTGCATCATCTGTGTCATTTGGGTTGCTAAGAGTAATTGAACTTGCGTTTGAAGTTAAGAATACTGTATTGTTGTGATAAATTGTTGCAGCACCATCAGAAACAAAAGTCATATATGTTTCATTATCGGTTCTATTTTTTATCTCAATCCCACCATTGCCATTTACTCCAGAAAGGATTTTAAGATGACCGTTTTCATTTTGGTATTTTATAATTCCATCATTAGTTGAGCTATTATCATGGTAAATTTCTAAATCAGACCCTGCACCAAAAGTTACTTTTTTGTCATCTGCTAAGGCAACATTACCTGCAAAAGTAGCATTACCAGAGCTATTAATCTCTAAAGCCGTACTTCCACCATTGTACATAAATTTGTGGCCTAAAGCCCAATATTCTGGAGTTAAATACGCACTGGTTGATCGGTTGTAATTAAAATATATTGGATTACTGCTTGCACCTGCAGGGTCAATTTCAACAACAGGGCCACCATTCCTGATTGTGAAAATTCTGTCAGGTGTAGCTGTACCAATACCAATTCTATCTGTACTAGCATCAACATAAAACATATTAGTTTGATTTACACTTTTAATTCTAAAGTCTGTGTCAACTCCAGATTCATTAAAATGAGCATTTGCGTTAAAGAAAGCAAAACCAGAGTTTGACATATCCAGTGTAAGGGCAGTAAACGCTCCACCACCATCACTATCATTGCCTCTAAAATACATATCAGCATCTGCTGTTGGAGTATAAAAAGAAGGGCCATTACTTATAACACCAATCTCTAGTCTTGAATCACCGTTATCCTTAAATCTCCAATTAGGAGCATCAGAGTCAAATATAATATCTCCTGCAACATCAATCGTAAGATCACCACTAGACAAATCTATCTCTGTGCCATCAATGGTTATATTGTCAACTACAACTCCTGCATTAGCTGTAACAGATCCTGCAAAAGTAGAATTTTGAGAGCCATCTAGTGTTAACGCCGTTGCATTCGCACCAGTTTTAAAAACCATAGAACCTGTGTAACTAATATTACCGTGATCTGGATCACCTGAGTGACCCATATTTATTTGAGCAAGAGTGCCGTTGCCATTAGCGTTGCCAATA